CGTTTATGAGCCATGATGACCTCGTGGACTCAACGGTGATGGCCCTGATGCGATTCAGGCAGGGAGGATTTATCCGCTTGCCCACAGACGAACCAGATGAACCACGGTACTTTAAACGTCGAAGTGGGGGATATTATTAGTGTCGATCAGAGATTTATACAACCAGATCCCAGTCAATGCGAGAGTGTTCGCTGAGACTGTATTTGGGGCGAAAGATCCAATCACTGAGGAAGATTTTACTGCCGAAGACCTTCGTTATCTCCGACGTCTTGTAGACGAAACGAGCACGAAAAATGATGCGCGAGAAGCTCAACTGCGAAGTGATCGTGACTACTATCGTGCGAACCCAGACTTACGTTCGTATGAAATAGATGAGGGCGGAAACTTAGTTGATATCACAGACAGAGAAAGAGAAGAGCTTGATCGCAAGATAAAGTCCTATGAAGACACGCGTGGTAGAACGTCTGTAAATTATGGAGACATAACTAAAACTCAGAAGTCTGGTACTGAAGGCGAGTTTGAGTCGATTACAAAGACTATAAAAGATTCGTTCTTAGATCCTGCATACCGCGCTAAAACAACACTTGGGCGCTTCACTGCTGAACAACAAGAAGATGGCTCTGTTGTCATTAAGGATACTTATGACTGGAACCAGCTAGATCAGAAAGTTTCGTTACAAGACTTTTTGGATGCGTTACCGGGGATGATACGATCACCTCGTAAAGCAGGTAATGCCTTTATGCGGTTGGTAAAACCTGATACATCACGTGAAATGAACATAAAACTACCAGACGACTATCGTGAAGGCGGCAGTGTAAAACTGATTTGAGGTTAGGACATGGCTATAGAAAAAGGAATGTACTCTGCGCCAGAAGGCATGGATGAGATCGCTGGACAGGGTGGATCTGCGCTAGAAATTGAGATCATAGAACCTGAAGCGGTCATCCTCGACGATGGGTCTATGGAAATCACCTTGATCCCTGATGCGGGTATCGAGGACATGATGGCGTTCGACATCAACCTTGCCGAGGTACTAGACGAATCACACCTACAAGAGATATCAGGCGAACTGACTGGCCTGATTGAGTCAGATATTGACGGTCGTAAAGAGTGGGCTGACACCTTTGTAAAGGGTCTGGATGTGCTGGGCTTCAAGTACGAAGAGCGTACTGACCCGTGGGAAGGCGCGTGTGGCGTCTATTCTACAGTCTTGGCGGAAGCGGCTATCCGGTTCCAAGCCGAAACCATGTCAGAAACGTTCCCCGCCGCTGGCCCTGTAAAAGTTAAGATTCTGGGGGAAGAGTCTAAAGAGAAGGAAGAAGCCGCTCAACGCGTTAAAGCGGACATGAACTACGAGTTGACGGAGCGTATGGTCGAGTACAGACCTGAGCACGAGCGACTCTTATATAGCCTAGGACTGTCTGGTTCGGCGTTTAAGAAGGTTTACTACGACCCCAATATGGGACGTCAGGCGGCTATCTATATCCCAGCAGAAGACGTTATCGTGCCTTACGGCGCGAGTCACATCGAGACTGCGGAGCGTGTAACGCATGTTATGCGTAAGACTAAGAACGAGTTGCGTAAGCTACAGGCGGCTGGGTTCTACCGTGACATCGAGTTGAGTGACCCTCAGCCTTATCACTCAGATATTGAGGAGCGTAAGGCAGAAGAAGGCGGGTTCTCGCTCACAGATGACAACCGCTATGCGCTGTATGAAGTGCACGTGGATATGGTCATTGAGGGTCTGGACGACTCAGAGGATGACATCGCCAAGCCCTATGTGGTGACTATCGAGCGTGGTAGCGGTGAGATCCTAGCGATACGCCGAAACTGGAACGAGATAGACCCGCTACAGCTAAAGCGTCAGCACTTCGTACATTACGTTTACGTCCCCGGATTTGGCTTCTACGGCCTTGGATTGATCCACATCATCGGGGGATATGCCAAGGCGGGAACGTCGCTCATACGGCAGTTGGTGGACGCTGGTACGCTGTCTAACCTGCCCGGCGGACTCAAGTCTCGTGGCCTACGAATCAAGGGTGATGACACGCCGATAGAACCCGGCGAGTTTAAGGACGTTGATGTACCCAGCGGCTCTATCCGCGACAACATCATGCCACTACCCTACAAGGAGCCGAGCCAGACACTGCTTGCGCTTCTGAACCAGATTACGAACGAAGGGCGTCGTCTGGGTGCTATCTCTGACATGAACATCTCTGACATGTCAGCTAACGCGCCTGTAGGCACAACCCTTGCGCTCCTAGAGCGAACTCTCAAGCCAATGGCGGCAGTACAGGCACGTGTCCACTACGCCATGAAGCAAGAGTTCAAGATGCTCAAGGAGATCATGGCGGAGTACGCCCCGCAGGAGTACGGCTACGAGCCGATCCGTGGCGAGGTGAGCGCACGTCAGATGGATTATGCGATGGTGGACGTGATCCCCGTCAGCGACCCGAACTCATCCACTATGGCCCAGCGAGTCGTACAGTACCAAGCGGTACTGCAAATGGCACAAGCCGCGCCTCAGATCTATGACCTGCCACAGCTACACAGGCAGATGATTGAGGTACTAGGCGTCAAAAACGCCGACAAGCTGGTCCCCACAAAGGACGACGCAAAACCGACCGATCCGGTCAGCGAAAACATGGACGCACTGACGGGCAAACCCCTACGTGCGTTTATCTACCAAGACCACAAAGCACACATCGCGGCGCACACATCCTTTATGCAGGATCCCTCGATTGCGGCTATGATCGGTCAAAACCCACAAGCAAAGCGAATCATGGCGTCTTTACAGGCGCACATTGCAGAACACCTTGGGTTCCAATATCGCCAAGATATCGAAGAGAAGTTGGGAGCACCGCTTCCACCGCCCGGAGAAGAGCTACCAGAGCAGATCGAAGTGGATCTGTCGCGCCTCGTAGCCGAGGCAGGCGCACAGCTTATGCAAGGTAACAAGCAGAAAGCCGCCGCACAGCAAGCTCAACAACAGGCGAAAGATCCTGTCATGCAACAGAAGCAGGCTGAGTTGCAACTTAGAGCACAGGAAGTCCAGCGTAAGGCCGCTAAAGACCAGCAGGATACTCAGCTTAAGCAAGCTGAACTGCAACGCAAAGCGCAGAAAGATCAAATGGACGCCATGCTAGATGCAGAAAAGCTCAAACTGGATCGACAAGAACTTCAGATGGACGCGCAACAAGACGCCGCGAAACTCGATCTTGAACTAGCGAAATTATCGGATCAACCAAAATGAGGTGAGTAATGCCTAAAACCGTCTTTGACGTGCTTACAGATAAAATCGACGAGCAAATCTCGTCTGCACATACTTTCGTAGCGGGGGGTGTCCCACAGGACTACGCCAACTACAGAGAGGTTGTTGGACTTATTCGGGGTCTGGAGTCCGCAAAATTAATCATAGAAGACCTCTCGCGTAACTTTATGGACAATGATGATGACTAACACTCAGCCGCTAAAATTGCCTGATGCACTGGAAGAAAAAATCAACGCACAAGCAGAACGATTGCAGTCTGCTAGTGAAGAGATTTCCGATACTGACTGGGATAAACAGTTACCAAAACCCGTAGGCTACCGCTTGCTAATTGCTCTTCCTGATATCGAAGAGGCTTACGACGGTAGTGCTCTAATCAAAACCTCTGACGCCATGCGAAAGGAATACATCATGTCAATCATGGGTGTAGTTCTGGAGATGGGCGATGGGGCGTACGCTGACAAAGAGCGTTTTCCTGAGGGTCCGTGGTGCAAAGAAGGTGACTACGTGATGTTTCGTATGAACACAGGCACACGGTTCAAGGTTAATGGTAAGGAGTTTCGTTTGATGAACGATGACTCCATTGAAGCTGTAATTCCCGATCCCCGTGGGATCATGGCAGTATAGGAGATAGACAATGCCTTTTCAGAAAGTAGAGTTCGAGTTTCCTCATGATGACGACGGAAACGAGAAAAATTTAACTATCGAGGTCGAGGGGTCAAGTGCAGAGACCATTGATACTAAAGCTAAAAAACCTGAAGCACCGGCTCCAAGCGAGGCGGATTCTTCTGATGACGGATTTGAGATTGAGGTGGTTGATGATACGCCAAAAGCCGATCGCAATCGTAAGCCTTCAGACCCACCAGAAGATGTTACGGAAGAAGAACTGGCGGATTACTCCGAGAAAGTTCGACGACGCATTCAACACTTTAGTAAGGGATATCATGATGAGCGTCGAGAGAAAGAGAAGGCGCTTAGAGAGCGTGAAGAGCTAGAACGCCTGTCTCAACGTCTTGTTGAAGAGAACAAGAAGCTCAAGGATAGCGAGTACAAAAGTCAGACTGCTCTGCTTGAGAACGCTAAGAAGTCGGCTGAAGCTGAGATCAACGCCGCTAAACGCGCTTACAAACGTGCGTACGATGCGGGTGACTCTGATAAGGTTTTGGCGGCGCAGGATAGGCTGTCAACAGCAAAGATCAAGGCTGACAAGCTCGAAGAGTTTAAACTGCCTCAAGAAGAGTATACGCTACCCGTTGATAGCCCTGAACAGGAATCTGCTCCACAGCCTGTTCAAATTGACGAAAAGACACGGACTTGGCAAAAAGAGAATCCGTGGTTTAATGAAGATGAAGAAATGACAAGTTTCGCCTTAGGGTTGCATAATAGGCTTGTCAAAGAGGGTGTAGACCCTCAAACTGACGATTACTACGAGCGAATTAATACTCGTATGCGAGAGGTATTCCCCGAGAACTTCGAGGATGAACCGGAGGTAAGACGAAGATCCAACAATGTGGTTGCCCCCGCTACGCGGAGCACAGCGCCTAAGAAAATTAGGCTCACGCAAACACAGTTAACGTTGGCAAAACGCTTGGGTCTTACCCCAGAACAGTACGCCAAACAGGTTGCATTAGATATGAGGAAACAATGATGGCTGAGAATCGTATAGACCGAGAGCTTAAATCTCGTGAAAAGACGACCCGCAAAAAGGCTTGGACGCGCCCCGAGGTACTACCCTCACCTAATCCCGAGCCGGGGTATGAATTCCGCTGGATAAGAGTCAGTTCGCAAGGTACGACTGACGCCACAAATGTTTCTTCCAAACTGCGTGAAGGTTGGGAGCCAGTAAAGGCTTCAGATCATCCAGAAATTACGTTGGTCACCATTGAGAACGATAGGTTCAAAGACAACGTTGTGATTGGTGGTTTGTTACTGTGCAAAGCTCCAGTCGAACTCATCGAAGAACGTACTGACTACTACAAACAGCAGACACGTTCGCAGATGGAATCTGTAGACAACAACCTCATGCGAGAGAACGATCCTCGTATGCCTCTCTTTCATGAGAGAAAGACGAAGGTCACTTTTGGTAACGGAACTTAATTTAGGAGCTTAAAATGGCTTATCCTACTGTAAGTGGTCCTTATGGACTTGTTCCGGTAAAACTGTTGAGCGGCTCTCCTTTCGTAGGTGTTACTCGTCACTTCAAAATTGCAAGTGGCTATGCAACAGCTATTTTTTATGGGGATGCTGTGAAGCTCGTTACCGGAGGCACTGTCGAGCGTGATACGTTCGATGCCGCTATGACACCCGTGGGTGTTTTCCTTGGCTGTACCTACACCGATCCTAACCTAGGTTACAAGGTGTTCCGTCAGTCATACCCCGCTAGCACCGTTGCATCTGACATCGAAGCATATGTTGTCGATGCGACTGACGTTTTGTTCAAGGCCGCTGTCGTATCTTCGGGTACAACTATCGGTGACCTTGCACAGACTGATATCGGTGCTAACGTCGCAGGCGTAGATAACACTGGTGATTCGACTTCAGGCAACTCTCGTTGCGCGATTTCTCACACCAGCGCTACTACTAACACTCTTCCTTTCCGCATCGTCGGCTTGGTTGAGGAAACTAAAAACAGCTCGGGTGGTTTTACTGAGGCTTACGTTAAGTGGAACGCAGGTCACCAGTACGACAACACGACTGGCGTATAAGGAGATTTAAGCAATGGCTATTTCACGCGCCCAGCTACTTAAGGAACTCCTTCCCGGACTGAACGCTCTGTTTGGAATGGAGTACGCAAAATACGGCGAAGAGCACGCCGAAATCTTTGAAACCGAAACCTCAGATCGCTCGTTTGAGGAAGAGACCAAGCTCTCAGGCTTCTCAGCCGCACCTGTTAAAAACGAAGGTGCCGCAATTGAGTATGACAATGCTCAGGAAGCGTGGACTGCTCGCTATACACACGAGACCATCGCGATGGGCTTCTCAATCACTGAGGAAGCTATCGAAGATAACCTGTATGACTCACTGTCTGCTCGTTATACGAAGGCTCTCGCACGTGCTATGGCGTACACCAAGCAGGTCAAGGCCGCTACTATCTTGAATAGTGCGTTTGACACTGGTGTGACCTACGGCGACGGTAAGGCACTTTGCACTACCGATCACCCACTGGTTAGCGGTGGTAGCAACTCGAATGAGCCAACTGTTGCGGCTGATCTTAACGAGACTTCTTTGGAAGCCGCCGTTATCCAGATCGCTGGTTGGACAGACGAGCGTGGTCTTCTCATCGCCGCCAAGCCTAAGAAGCTGGTAATTCCACCCGCTCTTCAGTTCGTTGCAACTCGTTTGCTCGAAACAGAAGGCCGCGTGGGTACTGCGGATAACGACCTTAATGCGATTCGCAATAACGGTTCTATCCCAGAGGGTTACACTGTTAACCATTACCTGACTGATACTGACGCTTGGTTCTTGATGACTGACGTTCCTAACGGTCTTAAGCACTTTGTCCGTACACCAATGTCTACATCTATGGATGCTGACTTTGATACTGGCAACAGCCGCTACAAGGCTCGTGAGCGTTACTCGTTCGGCGTGTCAGACCCATTAGGCATCTTCGGTTCTCCGGGAGCTTAATGACTAAGAGGGGGGCATTTATTGCCCCCTTTCTTTTTCTGTGCTATAAAAAATCAATCCCTGACAGTTACATTCCGTAACTGACATTAGCCAAGACAGGAGATTCACATGGCGAATACTACATTCCAAGGTCCAGTCCGTTCGGAGAATGGGTTTAAGGACATCACTAAAGCGACTGGTACTGGTACAGTAACCGAGAATATCTCGATTGCTCACAACGGTACTAATAGCGTCGTTATCATTAAAGACCTTCCAACGTCCGATCCATCTGTTGCAGGTCAACTGTATAGCAACTCAGGTGTTCTGACTGTATCCGCTGGATAAGGAGTGAACAATGCCTAGATCAGATGTTCAGTCCAAACGCGTCACGGGTGTAGGATCTTTAGGTGTTGGCCCCGCGCGTATTCGCCAAGTGCAAGTTTTGAGCACTACAGGAAGCCCCCGCCTTACTATCACTGATGGTAATGGTGGAAGCACTGTATTAGACCTAGACTTCGTTGCGTCTGATTCACACTCCGTCAACATTCCTGATGACGGTATTCGGTGTCAGTCAGATGTGTATGTAAGTGCATTCACTAACATTACTGCTATGACAGTGTTCTATGGGTAAATACTATGCGGGCTTACTACAAGAAAGGCGGCTCGGTTAAGAAAAGCCCTGCGTGGACGCGCAAGGAAGGTAAGAGCGAGTCAGGCGGGCTTAACAAGAAAGGGGTTGAAAGCTACCGCCGGGAAAACCCCGGTAGTAAGCTGAAGACTGCGGTAACGACTAAGCCTAGCAAGTTAAAGAAAGGTTCTAAGGCCGCTAAACGGCGTAAGTCTTTCTGTGCCCGCATGAAGGGTATGAAGAAGCGCAACACTAGTGCAAAGACAGCGAATGATCCTAACAGCCGCATCAACAAAAGTTTGCGGAAGTGGAACTGCTGATGGCGTTCCTACAGTCAAACATACCGCACTTTAAATGCTGGGTTCGTAGAGAATATACGCACAACCACACGGCGTATCATGGTGAGTTTTTGCACGCTATGGTGATTGCCGTGACCACCATACCTAACCGGTGCTTATCGTTTCAGATCATCTTTACTGGCTGTGAGACAGACGACACTGATGAGCCTAACGTTCACGGCGGTGCTATGTGGGCGCGTATGCCAATTACAGCGCTTGTAGGAGACACACCCCTAGAAGAGTGGCCTGATCCTATGCCGGTTTGGGCGGCTCAACCGTGGGATTGTGCATCTCGTACACATAGCGTGTACGTGCTAGATAGATGTACTCCTTGCCCGTGGATGGCAAAGATTGACGGTAAGTTCTACCCAGCTAAATATTACTTCACGGTGGACTACACCGATTCTGAGATCGCTGATGACCCAGCACAACACAAACAAGCGCACGTGCTTGAGTTGCTAGACGCAGGGAAGTGGACCGGAAACATCGTAGCTTTACCTAATAACAGGGTGCGAGTGTCGCATCCTGCGTGGTTTGAGATGGGAGAAGGTGCTCCTGATTTCTTACCCTCACAACATATCCATTACAGTAAGTCTGACCTAGACTACACGTTGGATGTAAACCAAGTTTTTGACAATCTCTATGCGGAGGGAGATGACAATGAAAAAGAAAGGCTATAAGAAGGGCGGTAAGACTGGCGGCAAAATGCCGGACCTAAGTGGGGATGGCAAAGTTACTCAAAAAGACGTTCTTATTGGTCGTGGAGTGGTTAAAAAACAAGCAGGTGGACTTACCAAAGCTAAAAAAGACGTAGGGATGACGCCGCAAGATATGCAAGAAGCGGCTAAAAACCTCAAAGACAGAGGAGTAGAGGGTCCAGATCAACCTCTCCTTGAGATGAAAAAGTCTTTGAAAGGTAAGAAAAGGAATGTAAGCCCCGAAGAAACTAGAGCAAGACGTAACAAGGGCGGCATGAAAAAGAAAGGCTACGCTAAAGGCGGTAAGGTTCGCGGTGCAGGTATCGCGCGTCAAGGCGTGCGCCCTTGTAAGATGCGATAACATGCGTCGTTACTATAAGTCAGGCGGGAAAATATGTGCCAAGGGTAAGGCGTGGGCAAAGCGCACCTTTGACACGTACCCGTCTGCTTACGCGAACATGGCGGCG